CGAGGTGTAGTATGCCTAAGATGTTTAGACAACCAACCAAGATGGACGAACACAAGTCTCCTAAAAAGACCTGTCAGTCCAGAACTAAGAATATCGCTACCTCAACGATGAATAAACACACACGCAGAATGAGGGGGAAATCTCGTTACAGAGGACAAGGGCGATGACTGAATACAGCGACATGGTAGAGGAAGCTAGGCTTAAACAAGAGGCAGAGAGGTGGGGTAAACAAGTCACATCCATACAAGTTAACAACGGAATTATAGAAACACGATTTAAGAATGGAGATGTGCATTACGAAGAAAACAAGGAGGGGGGTAAAAGTTGGACAGTCTATAAAAACCTTTCTAAAGAGGTTCTCCTTACAAGATTTTTAAAATTTTTTAAACGTTAATGCACTTGTCTGGGTAGCCAGACTTCTACAAAAGACCCACACTCAGGACAGCTAAGATTGGTAACCATGGCGTATGGTTCGTCTTCTTCTTCCACGTCATGATCTCCGCCCCAGATCAGTTTAGTATTACAATGCCAACAGTTCATTTTATTTCTACCTCTGCTTCTGTTTCTATCCATACTTTAGCTCCACAGCTTAGTGGTTTCTTGGGACTGTAAATCACTTTACTGGTCCCTTTGATGTCAACGCTGTGCCCATAGGTATTCGACTTATAGGTTTTAACCGTGATAACCGGTTTATTGGTGTTGTGTTTTTGGTTGTGTTTAATGTTGTGTTGATTCACGTGTATTCTTTTTTTCATTTCTTTTCCCCTTTAAAAAGGTACCGCCCAGTATAGATCATCATGTTCTATTGGCTCTACCCATTCCCCCATTTCCTTATTAGCCATCACCATGTGTCCTTTATTGCTTAGGAGTTCGTCCCATTTAAAGAAACCATACTTACGACTCCACTGATTACCGATACGTACGTTTTCAACCGGACTGCCTGCCCACGAAACACCGCGTTCAGGGTGATCGTAACTAATAAAGAAATAGTCATCGCCACGTTGAAACGGATACACTCTAGGATTCTCTGTCATAATCTATCACCTTTGGATACCTGTCTTTAAAATTAATAGTCACTGTGTCCGGCTGTTGCAATTCACCAACACGCGACAACGCTTCTTCCACACTGCTCGGAACATTGTGCGCAATATAATCCGAGCGCACATGACGACGCCACCACTGGTCAGCTTTACGCTTTGGATAGCCGTGATGATCAAAGCACACCCACTCTGAGAAAGTGCTGAGACCGCAACTGTACTCTACACGTAGAGTGGGGGTAGCCCCCGCCACAAACTGCTTACGATGTTTAAAGAAATTAACATCTCTCACCGTTAAACTGCGAATGTATTCACTCGGGTCCAGATTGTGTCTGATTAATTCCAGTTCGCTCGCGGTGTTGTCAATGTCCAGAGTACGTTCAGAAAAATGATGCCCACAGTCTGGGCAACTTGGAAAGGAGATGGGCACGATACTGCGACAATCAGGACAAGTTTTTACAGGAGACGTGCTGACTTGTCCTCTTCTCCTTCCCGTAGCTTGCGGACGCACATCGTTGATCGGACCATGCCGTTCTACGTTGCGTGCAAAATCGAGCACCAGACAGTTCTCTTTGTTCTCAGCCGGACGCATACCGCGACCGCACATTTGTACGAAAAGTCCCGTAGATTGGGTCGGTCTTAGAAAGACCAACATATCCGTTTCCGGTGCATCGAAACCGGTCGTCAGTACATCGCAATTGGCAAGTGCCTGAATGACGCCGGTTTTATATTGTTCAATAATACGTTCGCGTTCCTTAATGGGAGTTTGTCCCGTGATCAATTCAGCGCGAATGTTATATTGATCCCTTAGCAATTGGGTGACGTTTTCTGCATGTCGAACCCCACTGCAAAAGATTAACCATGAACGACGTTCGGTGCCATACCTCACCACTTCTTCTAAAGCGGCGTGCGTATTGCCTGCGTCTCCCATGATTTCCTGTAGTTCAGAGGGGATAAACTCTCCACCTCTAATGTGTACGTTTTCTATATCGAAAGCCGTGTTCATTGATTTAGACACCAGAGGGGCTAGGTAGCCCTCCTCAATCATCTTGAGCATTTCTTCTCCACTGGATAAATCAATAGCCACGTCTGTAAAAATACGATCTTCTCCTTCAGTCAATAGTCCGGAGCGTAAGCGGTAGGGTGTTGCCGTGAAGCCCACGACCTTGACCGCCGGATTAATCTCCTGAGTTGCTGATAAAAAACTACGATAACGTCCCATACCGGATACGGGGATCAGGTGACATTCGTCCACCAGAATCAGATCGTAATGACCCAAGTCTTCAGCGCGTCGATACACCGATTGAATGCCGGCGAACGTAATAGCGTCTTGTGTATCACGACGCTTTAACGAAGCACTGTAGATACCACAGGGGGCTTCGCTCCAGATCGCTTTTAGTTTGTCGTAGTTCTGCTCTATCAGTTCTTTAACGTGTGTCAGCATGAGGATACGCTGACCCGGGTAATCGTTTAAAACACCACGGATAAAATCACCGATCACAATGGACTTACCACTGGCGGTCGGCATGATCACCAACGGGTTGCCGGTGTTGCTCTCAAAGTAATCGTAGATCGAACCGATGGCTCGTTCTTGATAGTCCCTCAGTACAAACATGAAAAAGGAGGGGGCGATTAGTGTGAACGCCCCCTATGTTTGGAAGATTAGGTCTTGGACCAAGATGGTTTTTCTTGAGACTCTTCTTTGTCCTCAGAAACTTGAGTACCAATACCTAATGAAGAAGCCCTGTAATCGCGTATATCATTTGTGGGACCGTACTCTCCCTCACCTTTTCTATACGCAACCTTGATCTGCACAGGCTTGCTATGCAATTCAGCAGAGTCTTCTACAAAAGGAAGTTTAATCGCTTTGCACAATTTTGCAAAGTCCCTTTGCGCTATTTCCACGGTCTGACTATTAGGGTTCTTTAAGTTAAGACGCGTCCATACTTTGCGTCCCTTATAATCATCCCCAATAATATCGAATTCCAGTTCAAGGTATTCACCGGTTCCGGCTTTGGTAGTTTTAATACTAGAAGCGTTTACTTGAGCCTCATACCAGCCATCTGGTAAAGGTTCAAATCCACGATCCTCTTCAGGTAGTTCACTAAGAACTTTTTCAACGTCAAAATTAAGTTTCGTCATTTTTTGTTTCCTTATTTATTGTTTTAGATTTATTGAGACCACCCCTTACCTTTGAGAAGATATGAGAAAGATCAGACACTTCAAATTGATCTAACGCACCGGAACGATCTTTGGCTTCATACTGCCAGTCTTTCTCGGTTTGTAACCAACGAGTGGTTTCACCTTCATCATTCTTATCCACACGCAGTGCGAATACTTCATCAAACAAATAGGGGATAGCTTGTGGTAGTTTAGCCCCTACCATTGAGGGCATGTAGAGGACCGAGCCTCCTCCTTGACCTTCATCACGAAGGCGTTCCTGTTTAGCTGTCATTACGACGTCCATCGGAAGATCGCGGAACTGCCTGAGCAAACGCATCATTTCATCAATGACGGTACCGTAAGCTTGACGCGGGTCCTTAGTCTTTTCCTTCTCGTTAGCTAAGACCACCTCACTCACTTCACTAACAGAATCCAAACACACGGTTTTAAATTCTTTAGGATGATTGTAAAGGTAATCATAGATTTCATTAATGTCAGCCACTGACTTTACTTCTATCGCTTTCACATCAGCGTTACGAATAGAAAGTAATCCACCTTCTGCACTTATAATAAGTGTGGGAGATGGGGCAGTGGTACACAGAACTGTTTTTCCTGATCCGGCAGCACCGTACACCAAGAGGCAAACGCCTTGACGTTCAACCAGTTTAGATGGGGCTACGAATCGCGAAGTTATATCAGCCATTGGCTTCTCCTTATTTATAGTTCACGCTCATACTAAATCATATTTGCATTTGTGTCAAACACAATGTATAGTTCATTGAATATACATTTTGAATATAAGGAGTAAACGATGTCTATGAGTCTTAAAGAGTATATTGAGTTCGTAGGTGAAGATGCCGCAGCCGAACTTTTCGATACTAAAATTACTACCATTCGCAGTTGGCGCTACAAACAACGTCAACCCCGGGTTGAGGAAGCAAAAAAAATTATTTCTAAATCCGGTGGTAAGTTGAATTGGGAAAGTATTTACGGACCGGTAGAACAGACCGCTTTGTAAAGTGATCGACTGGAGCCTAAGCCCGGATAGCTCCGCTTTAGATATTGCCCTAGGATTTGTTGAATACGGTTTTAAGGTAATACCAGTAACGCGCGCTGAAAAAAGGTCTGTTGTACCTTGGAAAGCGTATCAAACCGAAGCTGCCCCCACTGACCAACAGATACGTCTTTGGTTTCAAAACGCTACAGGCGTTATCCCCGCTCTTATCTGTGGGGAATTTATTGTGGTGGACGCTGACACACCGGAAGCCGTAGGGTGGTGTGCTAAGAATTTAACCTTCACTCCTTTTCGTGTAACCACCGGGCGTGGGGTTCACTTTTACTATAAGAACAACATCGGCTTTGGTCTTTATACTGCACGTCGTGACAAGGTAACCATTGAAAAAGAAATAGACATAAAAGGAAAAGGCGGTTACGTAATCGCTCCTTTCAATACTCATTCCAGTGGCGCCACCTACGAACCTAAATTAGATGAGGGGTTTGACGTTCATGACTTCAACGATCTTCCTGAACTAACCATGGAGGATATTGAAAACATTAAGGGAGAGATCATTACTGGAGGCACCGGCAACATTTCTAAAATGTTAAACGGCAGTGGTGCTTTAAACATTCCTGAACCTTTAACTCTAGACGGAGTGCCTAGTGGCAGTAGGAACGACACAGCAGCTAGATTAGCGGGTAAGTACATTGGCATGAACTTATCCATCGAAGAAACCATCGCTATTTTAAACGAATGGAACATCAAAAATTCTCCTCCTTTACCGGATACAGAGATTGTTACTACCGTTAAGAGTATTGCTCAAACTCACGCTCACAACGAAGCCAATAAAAAACTTGCACCACTATACGTAGAAAAAAAAGAAGACATTCAAGAACCCGATAACTTATTAGAAGCACCGGGAACTCTAAAAGAAATATGGCGATACGCGGAAGATATAGCCCGTGTATCTCAACCACACCTATCAATGCAAACATCCCTTGCATTGGGTAGCGTCGTCCTCGGTCGGTTATACAAAACCGATCTCAATAACTATTCCAGTCTGTTTTTCATGAATGTTGCCAAATCCGGGCAAGGTAAGGAAAACAGCAAGACAGTTATTGAAGCTATACTAGAAGCCAGTGAGGCTGATTATCTCCTAGCCGGGGACGGCTATACTTCAGCGGGGGCTGTTTTTTCAGCACTGCGTTTTAAACCGGCTCATATATCCATAATGGATGAGTTCGGTAAACGCTTAGAATCCATTAACCAATCCAGTAACTTCAACAAAGAAGATGGTATTCAGGTACTAATGGAATGTTGGGGAAGGTGCCACGGTACCATTCGTCCAGATAATTACTCGATGATGAATGCCACTCCCATGCAAGTTAGCGACATGATGAATCGCTACTGTCATCAACCCGCAGTTACATTGCTGGGAATGACGGTGCCCCGTAATTTTTACGGCGCCTTGTCAGGGGGAAGAATTGCTGACGGCTTCTTAAATCGTTTCATCGTTTGTGAAAGCACCCTACCAAGGGTAGTAGGTAAGTTAATAGAACTTATTGAACCCCCACGTTCCATCGTACGCTGGGTAAACACCGTGCGCGAGACTCACAATTTGATTGAAGAGTCAGTGCGCAATAACGGTATGATACACATGGATGCAGAAACTATTCCGTTTGATGATAGGTCAAAAGAACTTTTAGCGTCGCTAGAAAAAGTATTGGTGGATCATCAGGTAATCCTAGAGAAAGACGGACTCGAAGTGCTTCTATCTAGAACCCGGGAAAAAGCAATGCGCTTGGCAATGATAGGAGCGCTCGCTGACAATCCTAAATGCAAGCAGATTGATTCAGAGATTACCAAATGGGCAATTGATTACATTTTTTACTATGACCGTTTATTGGTCGAAGCTTGTCGTAAATACGTTTCTAGCAGTGAATTAGAAAGTAAGTTTAAAATAGTGTTAAACTATATTCGTGAAATGGGAGAAGGCGGTATCTCTAAGCGCGACATAGACCGTCATGAAATATTTCGCTCTATGCCTCGTCGCGAAGTTCGTGAAATTATTGACAGGTTAATAGCCAGTGGAGAAATTCAAGAACGTACCTTCAAGACAGAAGGTAGAGGCAGACCGAGTTCCCGTTATGTGGCTATTGATCCATTATTTTTTGAAGAGAGGGAAAAATATGAACCAACAACTGACACAGAAAGAGAAGGAAATAGAACTCGTTAATGCTTTAACAATCATTGCGAGAGGAGGTATTTCCGGCGGTGTTATGCAAATGGTTGCATCAGACACTTTAGAAAAATGTGGCATTGAAGTGCCAAGTCGTGAAATAATTAATGATTAGGAGGCAGATATGTTAATAACAATCGGACTTATAATAAGTGCAATAGTGTTTATTGCGTCAGCAATAGCAGCTATTACAC